GTTATCGGGATTTGATGACCGAATCTCGGCTTGCCTTGTGTTCGTCTTCTGGTATCGCCGAATCAATTCTTTTTGAAGAACAGGCAAGTGGACTTGCTAGTGACAATAAAGAAGATGTTACACTGAAACAGTCGGAGATGATTCGCCTTTTGTTCAACAATGTCGCCCCCTCTTATAAAAACTGCATTGAATTGCTTGTGTGTTCTTGTTTCGGGGCGAATTCCGAGCAGGCTAAACACGCAAAAGAAGTCAAGATTACGAACGATTCTAATGTCGTTCTTTCCGACACTGAAAAATCCGACATGGGTGTGAAGTTTTCGCAGATGATACAGACTTTGTCGGGGGTGGGGGTTCCTCTCGATACTGCCGTTAACATCGCCAAAACTTTTATCCCGAATGTCAATATTTCCGATGATGTTATCAAGTCCCTTTCGGACGGCGATGATTCAGAGATGACGGCAGATATTTGGGAAATGCTGAACGCTAACAGAGGTATAAAATGACAGATATTTGTTTGCGTGTCCTCCAAAAGAAAACCGAATGTAAACTGACATGGGATGAACTCTGTAAAAAATCAAAAATCGGTTTGTCCACGTGGATGGTCGGTGCTGATGAAATCCCAACAGATAAAGACTTGAAAAAAATCGCTAAAACTTTAGGGACTTCGCTTAGGTGGTTGAAGTATGGAAAAGCAGAAGACAACTGAAAGATTCGGTTACATCTACAACAAGAAGACAGCCAAGGGATTCGAGAACATGAAAAAACACGGAATCCCGAAGCCTCTGTTTTCTCTTCAATCAAAATTGGCAAAGTCCGTTGATTTCCGTTTTAAAAAAATGCTTCGTTCTTTGCTCAAAGAAATAAAGGCGAAGATGAAAGAAAGAAACATCTCTTTGACGACTGATGAAAGGGGGAGCGATGAAGATGAGAATCTAGCCGATTTGATGAACTTTTTTGAGGAACAAGGCCGACTGCTCCACGAATCCGAGGAAATCGCAAGACGTGAGAATATGCGGTATATTGCCGAGGAACTGGAAAGAGAATGGATTGATTCGGAGCGTGAGGAACTCGAAAGGCTTGATGACGTTTATACGGGAGATATAGATGAGAACTTCCGCCCTCTTCTTGAAAAAGTATTCAAGCAGGAACAAGCCGATTACTACGAAAGACTAAAGGCGGATTCTTCCGTTCGTTTCAAAAACATTCTTGAGTCAATGGAAATTAACAAAGATGAGTTCTTCTCGCAACAGTCGCAGACCGTCCGAACATTGTATATACAAAACAGTTTGGAACGCTTGCAGGGAGAAACGGATTTTTTGAAACGCAGAATCATACAAGAGATAATCGACTACGCAGAAGGAAAGACTGACAAACTGAACATCGATACATTGGCGAGGGCTTGCTTTGATTCGAGCAATACTCTTTCAAAGTTGTTCGCACGAGACCAAATGCAACGGTTCAACAAGGCCTGCACGCTTGCGACATTTTTAAGTGCGAAAGTGAAAAGAGTGAAGTGGATAACATCGCATGACGGAAGAGTCCGGCCGACACATAAAGCACTTGACGGAAAGATTTTTAATGTTGACGGCTTGCCGAAAGAAGTAGACGACTACAATTGTCGTTGCGGTTTAGTTCCTGTAGAATACGAGGATTGAAATGGAAATTAATTTTGAGGTACAAGGCGAGACCCCAAGCAAAAAGAACAGCAGAATAAACACACGGTCGGGTCGAAGTTTTCCAAATAAAAAATATCGAGATTGGCACGTTTTGGCGGTGGGGCAGATTGTCTATCAGAAAATGAAGATGAAGAACGTGTCGTTTCCGATTGACAGACCTATAAGAATTAAGATGATTTTTACACATGGAGATTTAAGGTGCAGGGATTCGGATAACGGAGCTTCTAGCATTTTGGACACTCTGAAAGATTCGGGGATTATTACGGACGATAATTGGCAGATTGTGAAAGAATTGAACATATCGAACGAGTTTGAAAAAAATAAACCTTCGTGTAAAATATGCATGGAGGTGCTAGAAAATGAACAATGAGTTTTTAGGAAATCTGCTAAATACAATAGCGTACCTAGTACCCGTCATGGGGTTGGTTTGGAAGGGTGCGAAAATATCGGCGAGGATTGACGCATTGGAATCAAAGGTCGGGGAGAACATCGGGAAATTCTGTTCAGACCACAAGGCCATGCAGAAGGAATTGGACGAAGAGAAAGACTTCCGACAGAATGACACGCAGGAACTGAAAGAGATTCTGAACAAGATACAGCAGTCGATTGTAAGGCTTGAAACAAAAATCGACATTGAGGACAAATCAAAAAAAGGAGCGTGAAAAATGGACTTAACGAAATTGAAAACGCAGACATTGACGGAACATCCGCAGACGGTTGCCGAGATAATGGACACGCTGACGAAAGAACACATCCACTCTATCGCAAAATATGGGTGCTGTGCGTTTTCTCTTTTGTGGGCTTTGGGCTTCGACATTTCCGAGAACGTCAAGGCGGTGGAGATTCTTTCGCATATGATTGACGCTAAAGTAATCGGGAACGACTGCACCGTGTATTGGAAAGACGCTATAAAATACCTCACGGGGAAGGATTCTATTGTTGAGTTCAAACAGATTCAGAACGCAAACGAATTGAAAAGCATTTCGGGGCGGTGTGTCGTGAGATTCGACAATGACGGCTTTTCTCATTGGGTAGGGGTCGAAAATGGCGAGGTCGTCTACAACAGTTTGAAAGATTCAAAGTGTGTAAGATACGGTCGGCCGACAACGGCACGTATCATTCATTTTGTTTGAGGGGGATTCATGAAATTAAAAAACGTTTCTTTGCTTGTTAAAATCGCATTGATAACAATCGGCTTCGGGCTTTGTGTGCTCAAATGGTTCGGAAAGTTGCCGAGTGCGTCAGTCAATGAGATTTGGTATTCAATCGCATTTGCCTACGGAGTCGGGCTTGGTACGATTGATTTCAATATCATTCGGGACAATTGGATAGAGGGGCGGAATGAACATCAGTAACTTTTTTTTAATCGCAGTCGTTGCGTTTTTTGCGGTTGCGGTTATGTTCTTGATGTGGAGAGCTGAACGGAAAGAACGAAAAGATTTTGAGCAGTTGGCAGAGTTTTATAAGTCGAATTATGAAACCGTCAACAGGCATTATGAAGAATTGCAACGAATCAACGCAAGAAAAGCGGAAGTCGAAAAGGCGATAAACGGAGCGACAACAGATGAGGAAAATATCAATATTTTTAATTATATTCGCACTCTTAACAACAATCGGGTGCAGAACGACACAGACGGTCGAAACGGAAAGCGTAAGAGCGGTCAAGATACTTCAAAGACCTCAGAGACAAACAATCGATGAAATCGACTTGAACAATAAGAAAGACGTTTTGAAAGTCTTGAATTATTATGAATATTTGGTTGAGACGTGGGAAGCGTGGGCAGATTGTGTTGATTATCTTCTAGGGATTTCCGAGAAAATGCCGACTGTCGAAGATTACGAGCCGTTTGTTTGGGGAGGTGAGAGCCGTGGCGGAATTGAAGAATATCAGAATAGCGATTAGCGGAATCTATGATTACGCATTGTCTGAGCTTCCGTCTTTGAGGTTGACACTTGAGGACGGAATAGAAAAAAAGGACATTTACAAAGTCTACAGACCTGCCACCGTTTTGGCTAAGGCGGTCAAGAAGTTTTCTATGCTTCCGTTGACACATCACCATCCGCAGAACATTGTGGACGGTGAAAACTTTCGGGAGCTTGCTATCGGGTACACGGGAGAAAATCCAACGGTCGAATATCTTGATGACATTGACGAGGTGGGAATCCGTTCAACCGTCATGTTGTACGATGAAGAAGCAATAAACGCATATACTAACGGGGAAATTCAACTATCCCCTGGGTATGTAGCCAATTTCAAGTGGCAGAAAGGGAAGACAATCAACGGGGAGGAGTACGACATTGTAATGACAGAGATAACGGACGTTAATCATCTTGCGTTGCTTCCGAACGGGCGAGGGGGCGACAAGGCGGTTATCCTTGACCATGCCCCGAAAAAAATGACGGTGTTTGACAGAGTGAAAGGTAACGTTTTTGAACGTGTGAGGGGGTGAGCATGGCGGAAATCAATTGGCATTATGTGTGGTTTCGGACTAACGAGCAGATTCGGGAAAAGGGCTACACATGGAATAAAGTTTGTAAAGGGATTCCGATTCCGATGAAAACGTGGATGTCGGGTATTCCTACAGAGCAACCGACAGAGAAAGAAATCGAGTTAATTGCAAAGTTTTTAAAGGTGTCTTATGATTACTTGATGTATGGGAGGGTAACAGATGAATAAAAAGTTATTCGGATTAATTTCAACAATCGTTATTGCTTGTGGAACGGTTGCAAGTGCGATTGTTGGATATGTTCAGCCGACTTATTACACGGCAATTATCGGAGCAATTGCGGTGGCAGTGCCCGCAATCAACGACATTCTTTTGCTTTTTATAAAGAGCGAGGAGGAAGAGTAGATGAAGATTCTTTCGGGGCTTTTTCGTATTGCGAGAAAAAGAACGCAGACAAAAGACGGTGCGGAAGATTTCAAAGAAAGGTTGTCCGCCCTTGTAGATGAAAGGGAATCACTTTCGGACGAGGGAATTGAAAAGAAGGTCGAGGAACTGAAAGCCATGACGGCAGACCTCCCCGACAGTGAAGACAAAGAGAAGTTGACAAGATTTCTTGAGGATTTCAAGGCAGTAAAGTCGCAGGACGAAGCAACGGCAAAGGAAGCGGTCGGCATGGTTGCCAATCTGTACGAATCGCTTGACGCTTCTGCGATGAGCGACACTCCGACAGAGACAGCGGAGACGGCAACCGAGGAAACAGTGGCAACAGAAGAGACCTCGGACGAAGACACAACCGAGGAAAAGAAAAAAGAAGAAACCGCGGACGAGGACGGAAGCGAAGAGCAGAAGACCGAGGAATCGACAAAAGACGAGGGCGAGGAAGCGGAAGAGAAACGCTACACAATCTCCGAGATTGTCGGACTTTTGCAGTCTCTGAAAGACGTGAAAGACGCTTGCAAAGACGAAGACGGAAGCGAAGAGCAGAAGACCGAGGAAACCGCAGACGAGGACGGAAGCGAAGAGACCGAGGAAAAGAAAGACGAGGTTACATCAGACCACGCTCCAATTGTCGGAATCGGTTTGAATGGAATCAAATCAAACGGTTCACTTTCGGCAATGTTTGCGAATTTGAAAAAGGGAGGTAGATAATGGATTCTACAATGGATTTGGATATTGGTTTCAAAGGCGGTTTGAAACTTGACGGAATGGCGGTTCCGCTTGCCGAGGGATATTTGAAACTTGGCGGAATCGTTGGGGATTCTGACGGACTTCCGTTTGGTGTTGTCGTTTCGGCAGACCCTACAGACCCTTCGGTCGTAACAAAAGGAAAGGCGAGCGGAAACGTTGTTCGGGGTATTTCTGTCTTCGATGACGCTATAGCACAGAACGCACCTGCTCATGCTTCAAGATACTTGGACGCTATGCCTTGTGCTTTCGTTGTGAAGGGGCTTGTCAAGATTGAAAATGTCGATTTGTCCGATATTCAGCTTGGCTATAAAGTTGAGTTCAACACAACAACGGGCGTTCTCGGCTTTGTGGAATCAACGGCAAGCACGGGTGCGGAGCTTCTTTCCAATGCGGAAATCGTAGAAATTACGAATGACGCAGTTTATGTTTGGTTGTCGTAACGGAGGAATTGACGAATGATTATTGATTGTTCAAGCGAGTTCAAGAAACTCGGAAAACTTGCGAACCGTTGGATAAACAGCAACGGAAAAGCAAACGCATTGATGAAAGACGCTACACTGCAGATTGGTAGGGCTTCTGATTCTCATTATGGAGTCAGTGCTTCCGCAATCTCTTCTCCGCTTTATGTCGGGGATTCAGCCGTTATCGGCAACAGCGTAGGACTTACACCCGAACTCGAAGCACTCTACAAAAAGAACGCTTACGGGGTGGACATCAAACCACGTTTCAACATGAGGACGGGAAAGTATGACATGGTATTCTCAAAGAGCGGTATCAAGTCATACACGGGTGATAGTGGCGAACTGATTTCAGCGCAGGCGATTTCTCCGTGGAACGCTTCGTTCTTTCCGCAGATTTTCAAACAGCCGTTGCTGTACTCAAAGGCGAGGGAACTCGTAAAGCGTTACGGTGGCACAAATCCTTGGGCGGAAGTGCAGAATTTGCAGTTGGCTTCTTACAGCGGCTGGGGCTTGGTTGACGAGTCGGGAACTGTTGGGGCTAACCTCAAACAGAACGTAAACGTTCAGAGTGGGTTGATGACTTCTGCAATCATTAACATCAAAGTCTTCTACAATTTCACAATCGAGGAAATGGAGAGGGCTAAGAGCGAGGGCGGTTCTCCGTTCGCTTCCGCCTTGATGACCGAGAAGCAGAGGTACGCTCAGTATGTTATCGACATGATAACGGACTATCTCACATACTACGGAAACGAAGAGACAAACACGCTCGGACTCTTCGACATCAACGGTGAGACAACATGGAACGGGTTGACCCTTGAGGAAATCGCAAACGATACGAGCAACACTGCAAAAGGCTACACAATGTACAGAGCCTTGGCGAAAGTCATCACGGACTTCATGGACGCTTCACAGAACAAATTCAATATTGTTCGTGTCGCCATGTCGCCAAAGGCCTACAATCTTTTGACAAGCGTGCCGTATTCCGACAACTACGAAGCGAAATCCGCCCTTGCGATTTTTGAAGAGAACTTCAACGCAGGTGTGACGAAAAACGGAGCGAAGCCAAAGATTGAGTTCTTTGCCGACCCTCTTCTTTCAGCACTCACCGACTTCAACGCAAGTGCCGAGGATAAGTTGGTTATCACAGCTCCCGAAATCGATATGGGAGTTGAGGAAGAAACAGAAGATTTACTCATGTTGGGTGTACCACTTGAGAATTTCACTTATCCAGTCTATCCGAACTCTTACGACCAACAGCACGCAGTCCTTCGCAGATTTGCAGGTGTTTTCGCTCCAATCTCCAAAGCGGTCAAGGTTTACAGCGGATTCGGAACGACAGTTCGCACCGTTGCGAAACCTACAGCAAGCGTAGAGAGCGGAACGGTAGAGAGTGGGACGAAAGTAACATTCAGTACCGCAACAGAGGGCGCAACAATCAAATACACAACGGACAGTAGCGACCCTATCACAAACGGAACTGAATACAGTGGGGAGTTGACAATTTCGGCAACTACGACTTATAAGGTTGTAGCGGTTAAGAGCGGTTTTGAGCCGTCGGAAGTTGTAACGTTCACTTATACAGTAGCGTAGTAATGTGATAAGATAAGGAAAGGGAATCTACAGAAAAAAAATGTAGGTTCTCTTTTCTAGGAGTTTTTTATGAAATATATTCAGTCGTTTTATCAGTACCCGATAACTTTTTCGTCCGTGGGAAAGACAATCCCTGCCAAAAATGCAGTAGGGGAGATGAAGAACATAGCGGAGTTTTCGGAAAAGGAAATCGAGACGCTTGAAAATTGCGAGCCGTTCTACCGTGAACTTGTCAAAAACAAGAAGATTCGTGTATTGAATCATCTGCCGTCCTCTTATGTTTCAACTTCCACGAAACTTGACGAAGCGAGCAAGGAAGCGGAGACACTCAAGAGCGAAAACGAGGAACTTAAAAAGCGAATCGCAGAATTGGAAGCGAGTGCGAATGTTTCACATGAAACAGATGAAACAGAGGGAACAGATGTTTCACATGAAATAATCGAGGAAACGGCAACGAAGAAGAGAGGACGCAAGGCGAAGAGCGTAGAGGAATAAGGGACGGAGCATGACAGTAGAAGAGTTCAAATATTCAAAGAACTTTCCGAATTTGACAGACTCGGAGATTGACGAAGCGTTTGAAATCGTCTCTGCCATGTTTTCGGGAGTCCTTACTTGTTGGAAGAGAGTGGAAGAGCCGACAAGGACAAAAAAGCGAGAAATACTGTTGAATCTGTTGATTGCTTGGTACTTGTTGGACATGAATCCCACATCGGCCGTGGGCGTTATCGGGAATGGGGGTATGGCCGTTACTTCAAAGAGTATCGGAGGGACTACCCTTTCATTTTCCGACATGGACACGCAAGAGGGGTTGAAACAACTCAATTCTAACACATTCGGACAAAAAGCTCTTATGATGATTCAAGGAATCCCCGAAAGGTTCTCAATCTATGGTTAATTTAAGAATGTCAATGAGAGAAATGCCGAATACGCAGGAACTGAAAGACTTCGCAAAGAAAGCGAACGTTACGGTTGCGGTCGGTTTTCTGTCGGGTAGACAACACGTGCCGAAAAACTCACAGAGCGAATCGAAAGAAACGGCAGAACTTGCAAAAGAATTGTCGTATGGAACGGCAACGACACCCGCCCGTCCTTTTCTTGAGGAAGGAATCAATTCAAAGAAAAACGAATTGAACAAGGCGATGGAGGAGCAAGTCGAAGCAGTGAAGAACGGCAAAAACGCTAATTGGGATAAGGTCGGAACAATGGCGGTCGGAGCGGTGCAGGAATTTGTTAGGGGCGACTATTATAAAAGCACCAAACCGAACAGTCCCGAAACAATCAAAGAAAAGGGGAGCGACACCCCATTGATTGACACTGCGGACTTGTTGAACTCGTGCGAATATGTGGTGGAGGCTTAGTCATGGGCGGTATTTATGGCGATATGATTTTAGCGTTCCCCGAACAGATGAGGACATTCACGGCTTATCAGATGAATCCTCTAGTCAATGGCGGTTGGGAAAGAATCGAGGGTGGCGAGATTGAGATTCTCGGAATCTTGCAGAACACAAAAGGGAACGCAATAGCGGAGCAGGGCGGAAACCTCGTTTCAAAAAGTTCGTTCGAGTTGTGGACTTCATCGGCAGGTTTGGACGGCTATTTCGTGGACGTACTCGGCAAACCGTTCAGAATGATTGATTCCAATCAATGGATTTTTGAGGGCGGTTTTTATCGGTATACTTTGGAAAAAGTGGGGGGCAACAATGCAACTGAATCAGACGACACTGCGTGGAATATTGGCGGAGATTCTTTCAGTTGATGAAAACCACGTTGTTCCGAAGCAGGGAAATTGGTGGAATCCGCAGAGCAAGACGGCAAACGTTGAAACTTGGATTGGCTATAGGATAAGAGACAACAAGCCGAGAGCGACACCGACTTACTACGAACTTGAAGAGGGAAAAAACTCTCTTTGCGTTTTGAAACTTGCCGAGATTGAATTGCAGTTTGTCGGAAAGGACAGCGAACGGATAGCGCAAAGTTTATCAGCGTGGCCTTTGAGGGCGGACGTAAAAGAAGCATTTGCGAAAGTCCACGGTTCAATCATGAATGAGGATTTAACGGCAGTATCATCGGATTTCTATCAAGACGGAAGAAACACGGTGGTGGCTTGGAATATCCCAAACATGAAAATATTGTGGTATGATTGCTACGAAACAAGTCAAAATGTTTTGACTGAAATAACATTGGGAGGCAATGTAAATGGCAGAGTTTAACGGGTCGATTGCACAAAACAACGTGCAGTTTCCGATTGAAACAGTTATCGAGCCGATAGCAGGCGAGAACTATTCAAGGGCGGTGATTTTTGCTCATGTCGATTTGGTGAGTGAGAATCTCCCAAATGTAACGACACCCACGGCAGGGCAGAAAATTGAACTTGATTCGTCAAGTTATGCGAACATTACGGGCGGTTTGCTCAAAAAATGGCTTGTGCCGTTCTTTACATCAGCGACAACGGCAAAGGTTGCGGTCGTTCTTTATGATTCGGACGTTACAAGCGAAATTCCCGTTTATTCATATTCTGAATATTCCGAAACGCTTGAGCCGTCGTCTAATCCTCATGATTTGGGATTGTACGAATTGAATAACAATGTTTATACATTGACAGATGATACAACCCCGATAGAGGGAAAGACTTATTACACGAGAACGCAGACAGGAACGACAACAGAAACGACACCTGCCACATTCTCTCTTAAATCAGCGTATGGACGGTATAAATATTATGGATATTTCAAATTCGCTTTTGCAGAGTTGTCAAACTATGTAAAGGTTCAGAAAGAATTGGCTTCGTTGTGTTTGATTGACCCCCTCTATTCAACAATGTGGGTGGGAACTTCCGACACAAACGTCCTTACAAAGACATCGACATTGATTACAGAGTTGAACAACGTGAACGCAAATGTCCGTGTAATCTACAATCCAAACGCAGAAATAAATCCCGCCCTCGCTCAATTGGGTGATACATTGGCGGTCGTCAATTCAACGGGGACACCGATTGGAAACGACATTGACGGACACGCATTTTCAACAATCAACGCAAGCGGTTCACCTGATTCAGACGGGAACTATACGAATCTTACGACAACGGAAAAAGCGACACTTGACGAGCAGAAAATCGGGTATAATACAGCGGTCGGAGACGGTACGGATAATGTCGTCACGGAAGGTTCTTTGACGCTTACGGGGGAAGTTGTCGGAGCGAATTGGGTAAAAGCGTATATCGAATATCTCTGCAAAGTGAAATGTGCAAACTACATCACACAGAGAAACAAGTTCAGAAACAACGCAGAGTATCAAGGAATCTTGACGATGATGAGTGCCATTATCAAACCGTTCATTGATTTCGGACGCTTGGCGGATTATTCGATTACAGCTCCGACTTTCTCACAGTTGCCAAAGTCGGCAGATTCGTTCACGGTTGCGAACGCATGGAAAGCAACTTACATTGACAGACTTCGCAGTGTTGTTGTATACGGTACATTGTACGTTACAGCACCGAGCAAATAAAAAAAAAGGAGCGTGAAGAATGGCAACACATACAATAATTTCGGCAGGGCAGTTTACCGTTACACTGACGCACCCACTTTGGAATGACGGTGCCCCTACGACAATCGGGGGCTTCAAACTTGAGGGGCAGATGGTTTCTGACCAACAGAGTATCGACTCTTCAAAACTTGTTGCGTTGGCTAAAGGTGATTCAATCACAATTACCAACAACAACCTTTCGGGAGAGTTGACATTCAATGTAACGGCAAGCGATTCGGAAAACGACATGGTTAAAATCGCCAAATACTTGAAGAGTGTCGGGGATTCTGTTGGTGGTACAATCCGCATTACGGAAGACATCAACGGTGTAACAAAAGGCGAGACTTATTACGCTTGTACCGTCAAGTCATGTCCGAACAGAATCATTCAAGGAAATGACGCTCCCGATTATACGGTTGTTTGGAATTATGGCGAATACGTTTCCGATTGATTGAGAGGTTTTGAAGAATGGAAGAATTGAAACTTTCAAGGGCCGTATACACCGAAGCGATTGAAAAGATTGAGAAGGTATCCGAAAAATCGGCTTATCTTGACCAGTTCGAGTGCGAATTTCCGCAGGGCTTGAACACGGCTAGCGTCATGGAGATTTGCAGAATCATCGCAGACTCTTCATTCGAGAACAAAGTCCGTTTGATGAAGATTTGCGTTGCAGGCAAAAAAGTCAACGTAAAGTGTCCAAATGGAGAGAGTGAATCATTCGTATTGAATGACGCTTCCGACAATTTGGACAGCATACCACTCTTTCAGAAAGAGCCGTTTGCGCTTGCCATGCTTGCGGACGTTGTTTATGGATATGTCCTAAAAAAATCAATTCGCTTTTCGGAGGTAGCCCGTCCGAAGAGCAAGACGGAATAGACATAAAAAGCATTAGAGCAAAAAATGCCATAAGGCGAATTATGCCTAATTCGTTCTTATGGCTTTTTTATTCTTTCAATGCCGAATACGGAAGAGAGCCGAAAGATTTAGATGATTTTATCGACGGCTTGAAGTGTCTAAGGGCTAAAAATAAGGTACAATCTATCTATAGCGAGGTTGATAATGGCTAACGGTTTTTTGTTCGACATAAAAGCGGTCGTAGACAAGCAGAGCTTTCAGAATGGAATCGCAAGCATAGAAAAGGTTGCGGACGTTTCCAAAAAAGCGATTTTAGGGATTACGGGAATCGCCACCGCCCTTATCGCAACGGCTAGCAAGGCAAGCGAAGTCGCAACGGCAGAAATGAAAATGGCCAACGCTATCGGGGTATCTTCGGACGCTTTGGCGAATTGGAAAACCTCGGCAAGCATAGCAGGAGTGAGTGCGGACGGCATTATCTCTTCATTGTCTTCGATTGAATCCAAAATGCAACACCTCAAAATGGGGGAGGTTGATAGCGGATTGGCAAAGAATCTAGCCATGATGAATATCGGCTATGGCGAGTTCGCAAACATGGACAGCACCCAAAGAATGGCTACAGTATTCGAAAGGGCTAGCGAAATGCAAGACCAAGGAATGGCGAGCCAATTGATTCAAGACACTTTGGGAAGTGCTGGAAATGAGTATTACAATATGTTGAAACTTTCGGGGAAGTCATTGAAAGAACAAATGGCGGAAGCGAAAGCGTTAAACTTTGTGTCTGAATCATCTAGGAAAAAAGCGGTTTTGTTCGGAATGGAAATGCGAGCGGTAAAAGAAGCAGGCGCAGGCATTTTGAAACTTTTTGGAATGGAACTTGCAGGAGCGATTACCCCGACAATCCGCAAAGTAAAAAACTATCTCATCTCAAACCGTGAACAGATACGGAAAGGTATTTCGGGATTCGCTCAAAATGTAGGCACTGTATTTAATGCAATTTTTGGCGCACTGATGAAAGTTGCTCCGATTGTGGCGGGGCTTATAGACAATTTTGGGGGGTTGACAGGCGTTGTTGTAAAGTTGGGGGTCGGCTTTGCTTCAATGAAATTGTTGAAAGTGGCGAGTGGGTTAAAATCCGTTGCATTAGGTGTCAAAAGTGTAAAATCCGCAGTTTCGGGGCTTGCAGGCGGATTGGCGACAATGGGGCTTGGAATTTTGTTTGAAGATGTCGTTTCTCATTTTATGGGAGGAAACTCACTGATATTCGATTATGTCATACCGAAATTGAAAGAAACTTTCGAGGAATTATCGGGTATGGGATTCGAGATTGACACGGAGAGCATAACGAACTTAATAACGGACATGAAAGAATTATGGACAAACACGGAGGAAGTCCGAAAAGTTCTAGCTAAAATTGCAGGAATAACGATTAATATAGCGGTGGCGAATTCAATAACAAGAATCAATGACCTTATACAAGGGCTTACGACAGTATTTGACATTTTAAGCAAGATTGCACAAGGGGATTTCAGTGGAGCGTTGAACATTACGGGAAACGCACTACAAGAGAGGCACGAGAGACGGACAACCCGAACGAGGGAGGGAATTGAAGCCCTATCCAACATTCGGGAAGTATACGAGAACGAGGGGGTTGGAGGAGTCGTCCGAGCAGTAACGAACATTACGACAGGAGGAATCGAGGGGCTAGGCGGTTATCTTGGGGAGCGGATAAGGAACGCTTTTACAGCAGACGATGAGGTCGAAGACGGAATCATTAGCCCTAGCGGACACGTTACGCAAGTTAACCCAAATGATTGGGTATTTGCGGTTAAGGATATTTCCGACTTGGCTAGCGGATTTTTGCCGAATGTTACAACCAATAATAACGGAAACACGACAAACAACGCAACGTATACAATCAATCAAAGTTTTGTCGTTAATGGAAATGGCGGTAATGTAAGACAACAAGCATACAACGGAACTGCGGAGGCTTTGCGAGTAACTGTCAACACTGCAAATCAAAGGTTGCAGATGATGAGCGGAGCGAGATAAAGGAGCGTTAAAAGATGATAGTATCATTAGCAAAAGCGTTATTGGGGAAAGATAAGGATTACTCAAAAGCGAAACGGCTTGTAAAGTCGATGATAACAAATCCTGCCATTATCTCAACAAATCCGCCGTTCGCAATTTCTCTTGAAGTTGAAAGTTATGACAAAAACGGAACTGCGGAAGTGTCGCAGACTCCGATAATCGTAGCAGGAGCGACAAGCAAAAAAGTATTGAACGACAATGTAGCACCACAACCGAAAGAATGGACTCTTAGCGGATATATTGGTGGAGACGACACAATAGAGCAGACAAATTTATTCACCCCTATAGTGTGGGCTAATACGCAGATGTTGTGGCTTGCGTTCACGAATGGTTCGAGGGTTATCTTCAAGGACATTGACCAAACGTTACACACGAATTGCGTCATATCTTCGTTTTCCACTTCATACCGTGCGGATTGCAAAAACAAAACACCGTTTTCAATGGTATTGAGAGAACTCGTAAAAATAGAAGCGGAAACGGCAGAATTGACGGAGACCGAAAAAATATCATCGGCAGACAATGCGACCTCTGACGCAGGAACAACGGGCGGAAGTAAATGGACAGACCCAACAACTGTTGTTTTGCATAAAAAGATAGACCCCTCGACAATCGGGACGATATACACAAAATAAGGAGTGCTTAGAATGTTGTCAGCAGATAGTATTTTTATTGCGGATTGGCCGAACTCGGAGATTACGGAAGATTTCAAGTTCTCATGCGTACACCCCGATGGAGTTTTCACATTTACGTTCAAATATTTCAATGACCGTTGGAACGCATGGGCGGAACTTCCTAGCGGAGAGATTAGAGCGTTCGGAGTTTTGCCGAATGTCGTTTCATGGACTGGGTATATTGACTACGCTATTTTTTTCTCAACAAGTCTAACAACGATTGATTATGATTCGTTGACCTCGACGCAGTTAATCATTGTAAAATGGGAGTGATAGATGTTCCGAGATTCGTTAAGTTATTTAAAAAGCACAATCGTGCAACCGTCAACGGCAAACTTCAACAAGATAATCAATCTGAAATTTCAAACGAGCAACGGGCAATCTTTTGAAGTGAAAACACCGAAAAAAGGGTATAAGCCCGACATTGAAATCAGCGGGAGTTTTTCGCCTAACGGATTCGCAGAAAACTTTGAAATAAGGGTAAAAAATCTATATGTTGACGGACTTAACGCAGATTTAACGACTGTTGAAGTCAGTGCAGGTTATGAAGATAAAATATCGTTGGGGATATTCGGGAGCGTCACAAATTGTTACACGGCAACACCCTCCCCCGACAAAGAAACTGTCATTCAGTGCACAACGGCACAGACACAAACGTGGAACGTATCAACGATAAATCTAAATCTTTCAGAAGGTTTTACTTTGTCGGAAGCCATAACACAGATTTCAAATAATCTTGAATATGACACCCCGAATATCGATTCATCGATAGCGACATTGACAAGCAACGCTCCATTTTTCTTCAATGGCAAATGTTCGGACGCATTGAATCAACTGAAAAAGTATTTTCCGACAATGTGCGTTGAAACAGACGGCAAGAGAATAAAAATATTCTCCACAGAGTCAGAAATGAAAACAGTGTTAACGCATACTCTGAAAATATTCACGCAAGCTCCGCAGTTTTCGGGCGGAGTCGTGTCGCTTTCGATTCCATTCAATCCGATGATACATTGTGGAGACTATGTTAAATTCTCGTCAAACTTTTTAAGTACATCTGTAGGAAGCCTTAACTATAACACGGCCCAAGTCAACACCATTCAATTTTCGTTCGGAACTGTAAGCGATACGAACGAAATGATTCTGACGTGTACACCGTTGGCAAGTTAAAAGGGGGTAAGGAATGACGACATTACAAGCGACTTCGTTAAACGAAAGGGATTTGATAGAAGATATTTTATCATCATTTTATATCGTGGATTTCGGCTATATTAATCAAGTCAACTCGGACAAAACCGTGAACGTAACTCATGCAGGCAAAACAGTGATGATTGACGGCACGGAATTAAGCGAAACGGTTACGAAAAATGTCGAAGTCTTGACGATTTGCGGAAGTGGTTTCGGGGTGAGTTTCGACTACAAGGCAGGCGACCGTGTTCTGTTGTTGGGGTTGAAAACTTACGTGCCGAAAGTGTCGGAAGTAACACAAGCGGAAGCTCCGAAAAGTTTCATTCACTATAATCGAGCGACATTAAAGGCGATTCCAATGTGCATTTTTTCCGAGGATTCGCAAGTTAAAATAATTGCAGAGAGCGGAGCGTTGACGATAACGGCAGAGAAGACAATAAAAATAAACGGTGATAAGATAGAACTGAACGGAAACGGGAAGCAGTTTGTTTCTTGGCAAGAACTGAACACGGCTTTAACACAGTTTTTAACGACATTGAAAACGTCTTTGCAGACAGCCACTTATGTCAACGCAGGCGGAACACCTACTGTTTTGGTTTTCGCCAATCCGTTGCCGAGCAGTATTGACATATCATCTGCGAAAAGTCAGAACGTTGTTTTCGGGGGTTAACATGGACATTGAAATGCAAGCGGAAGACACAAGCGGAGATTATCCGATTTGGGATTTGAAGACGAGCGGAAGCATTGTCCCGATAATCACAGATAAAAAAGAAGAAATACAGACCGCCACCCTTGCTTGCTTCTTGGAAAAAGGAAGCATAAAACAGATTCAAGATGTGGGGGTGAACTGGGCTTCTTTTTTGACGGGGGACACGACTTTCGGAGAATTGGATGCGGAGATTCGGCAAAGCCTTATAAATGCGGATAAAACCGAATACGTGCCAAATTATCTGTTAAACGATGATAAATTAACGCTACAAGTACAGAAGAGGATTTATTGATGAGTTTTAAGATTGACGGGACGACATGGGTGCCGAGCACAACCGCAGAACACGCACAAGAGTGGATGGACGGTATAAACGACCTTTTGGAAGAAAACGATGTAAGAGACTCGAACGGAAACATCGTCAAACTTTCGCAGAACTTCGCAAACGCTTTGTATCTTTTAGTTTTGTCGGGAGCGGACAGACTGAAAGACAATGACGAGAAACTGCAGTCCGCTATCAACTCATTCAATATCGAATTGTGCGATGATGAACAGATTGAGAATCTTTTGCCAATTGCTTCAATTACAAGGAATGAAGGTTCACCTTCAACGATTGTGTTGACTTGTACAGCAAGCGAAAACGGAAGTTGTTATATCTCCGAAGGAACAAAAGCCCCTTTTGGCGATGTCAATTTTTTGACAGATTACGCAATAACAATACAGGCTGGCAACACCGTCAATATCACGGCAACGTGCGACACGGTGGGGGCGATAGCCGTTTTGAAAGGCGAGATAACAAGTTTTGATGTACAGATTCCGAATCTGTTGAGCGTAATAAACAACACATCTAGCGAGGTGGGAACAAACGCAGAAACAGTCGATTCATTGAGAATGAGGATTCAGAAAGGGCAGACAATTCCTTATTCTTTGGACGGAGTGAAACTTGCGATAGAGGAATTGACGGGTATAAATCATGCTAGGGTTTATTTCAACAATTCGACAACATCGATAACGACTTTATCGGGTGGGGTCGAGTTGCAACCGAGAACTGCCTATATAGTTGTTAATGGAAGTTCGGACGACATCGCAGGCACTTACGCAAAATATATGTCAGCACCGACACAGAACGCACCGAACGCAAGCGACACGGGAACGCCCACGACTGTAGAAATCTACATCACAGCAAGCGGAGGAAACGCAGAAATCCCCGAAAGCACATATTTCATTTATGATAACGTGCAGTTTACGATTAACGAAGCAATAACGGTTGCGGCCGGTACAACGGAATCTGTAGGATTCACGGCAAACGAAGTGGGAGCGATAACGATTCCTGCAAATTCCGTAACAAGTTTTGCAAATGTTATTGCCAACGTCAGCAACATAACGAACGCAAAATCTGTCGAGGGGTTGAATAAGACCGCATACAAGCAAGAATATATCACGGAAAGCGGACAATCCATTGATATAAATTATGACAAGGCAACGAATGTGCAGGTTTTTGTAAAAGTCGTATTGGCGAAAGGCGAAAACAACGACTCCGAACAGATAAGAAACCAAATCAAAAGGGATTTGATTTCCTCATCGGCAGAATGGGTGATAGGACAGGACGTTACATCTTTGATAACATCTTCTCCATTTATCAATTGTTCCTATGCGGAGGTCGCTTATACGTTGGTAAGCACGGACGGAGAGACATGGGGAAACAGAATTGAAACGGCTTGTAATTCCATTCCTCATGTTTCAGATTCAACGATTGTTATTGAGAGCTTGATATGACACAATCGAAATATCTACCCAAACAGATGAACGGTTCTATTGTTAATGCGTATATGCAAGCACTTGAAGACCGTTTGGAAAATGCGAAGACAATCTGCGATTATCTGCACGGCTTGTCGATTACAACCGCACAAGAAACGGAACTCGAAAACATCGGCAAAATTATAGGCTACCCACGTCCGTTAGTTCCGATTGGTTTTGAGCAAGAAAACGTGTTTCTTTTCACAGAATCATGCTTTATTGACAATTCGATAGGTTTTTCTGCGATAGATTCGGAAGTTGGCGGATGCTTTGTTTCGACAACCTCATCATCGACTAATTACATGAATCTTGGATTGTATAGAAGCGTATTGGATAAAATCGCATACATAAAACGCTATGGAGTTACATTGTATTCGATTGATAAGATAGCGTCTTTGATTTCAAAAAACTACACGATATATTATGATGAAAATAAAGATATCGTTATTCATTTTTCAGAGTATATCGGATATCAGAATCTATGGTTGTTGTCAAACCTGTTTTATAAGTTTGTATCGTTACCACAGATTCATATTGTAACTGATTCAGAATAGATGTTTCATGTGAAACAGAAAGAAAAAATGTTTCACATGAAACATGGGGAGTGTAAAAGATGAACAATGTAACAACTTTTGATAATTTTCCTCCGTTTGCAACCAACGGAAGCCGAAACATGAACACGGAATCCGCAAAATATCAAGTCGGATTTCTTGAGGGGGAGACTTTCCCTGCGGAATGGGCTAATTATCTGTTTCACGGAGCGACAAAGGGTGTTTCAGACTTAAACACGGCAGTGCAGTCCATTTGGAAAGAAAACATAAACGTCATTCAAGGGAGCGGACAAACACCGAGTCCTTCGGACAACACACAGTTGAAAACTGCTATTGAATTGATGATTCAAAATGCCGTGTTGACGGCTAACGCTCAAGTATTGGCGCAGGCAAAATTGGACGCTCATCCCGTTGGCTCTCTGTATTGGAGTTCAGACCCGACCGACCCATCCGTACTGTTCGGAGGTACATGGACTCAAATCAAGGATAAATTCATTTGGGCTAAGGGTGATTCAGATACGGTCAATGCCACGGGGGGTTCCAAGACCGTTCAATTAACCGAAGGAAATTTGCCTGCACATACGCATAATTTTAGCTGGAGTGGAACGACAAATGAAAAAGACATTAACCACGTTCATTACTTTTCAGGCAGTAATACCCATGATCATATATCTGGAGTGCTTGTTAAATATGAGCAAGCGGACAGTGCACCGTGGGGAAGACACGGCACATATTATGGCTTCCGTAGTGGGCAAGAAGACCGCTCGAGTTATTATTCGCCTTATACTAGTCCCGCTACTATAACAATTTCGGGGAATACAGGCGCCATGAATGAAAACGCTTCGCACTCTCATTCTTATAGCGGAAGCGGAACAACGGGAGGCGGAAATGGTGCTTCAACGGCTTTTTCCGTTCTCCCTCCTTATATCGTGAAATTCTGTTGGGAAAGGACTGCTTAGGCGGTGCGCTCCCAACAATACTTGACTATATACGGTGGCATATTCTCGTGGGCAACACCCTTTTCACTCTCACTTCCGCCTCCGTTGATTAGGTGGGAATGCGTGATAGATGAATTTTCTCCGTTACTACTCGAAGTTGTGTTAACTTCGGTCAACTGAAAAAGGCCAGGGATTTGATTTCCTGGCCTTTTTATTGGGCATATTAATAATTAAAATATCCACACCCAAAAACACAGAAATTTCGCAAATGTTTGCATATTGCAGGATAATTTCTGTTTTTCCACGACGCATTAAGAAAACCTTTTCTTTTAATTCTGAAATAAACATCTGAACATTTCTGAAGTTCATGCGTAAAGAAAAGTTCATGCGCCGGATTTGATTGTGTAAAAAAATCGGGCATAAGTCTAAGACCCATGAGAACAAAAGATTCTTTTCTTGAAAGTTTTGTGCCCGAAACAAATTTAATTTCAAGAATTTTAAGAAATTTTGCAACTTCTTTCAGACTAAGTGCTTCAGTTATCGGAGTTCTTTGCTTAAACCAAGTTTCTGATGTCATAATAATCAGTTTCAATCTGTTCTGCTGTTATCATTTGCCTATCTCCAAACTTCCATTCCTTTCTACAACGTCTTTCAAATCAAAGAAATCCGAATCGCTTCTGACAATCCTGTAGATGACATATTCGAGGGCATCGCATATATGGTCGGGTGCGTCCTCGCCCTTGCCTTTTTCGGGTTGTCCTAAATCGTTGTAGGCTCTTACTTTCAACGCTTCCGACAACATATCACAAGATTTAACATCAAATATTTTCAACCGCCCCAATTTAAACAATTTGTTTATGAAGAAAACACGGTCGAGGATTCGAGGATTACTGTTTCCGATTCGGCACTCAATCCCATTATCAATTATTTCTTGTCTGTATCCTTTCAAGATTTCTTTAGAGGAAGAATCGGGAAACCATAAAATGTGATTGTTTTTATAAGCCGTCCGCATGATAGAGGGCGCACCACCGATTTCTTTGAAGCTCCACGCATTGACGATATAAAGAATCTTGTCTTTCTTGACAACAGCACAAGCCTTTGAAAATCCACTATTCAAATCTTGACCGATAAGAACATCAAAACTTTTATCAATCTCGAACGGTTCACATCTGTGTTTCTCTTCGTCAAAATCCGAGTATACACGTCCGCTCTGTAGGTTGACAAAATACCCTTCAAGAAAAGCGAGCCTTTCGTTTTTGTCATAAATTGCATATAGATTTTTTACATAATCAGCAGACAAAGACGTGTTATTTTTTGTAAGTCCTCTAACCATGACGTAGGGGATTTTTGTCCGTTTCATCTGTGAGATGATTTTATATAATCCCCGATAGCCGTGAACAGTCGAGAAGTACATGACAAACGGCTTCCGCCCATCGGGGAGTGTGATTCTTGTTCGCTCTGAAAGTGCCTTGTGTGCTTCGAGGGCTTTTGTTTCGGGAAGTTCGTCTATCTCATCGCAAAGAGTAATATTGACGTTAGCCCCGTAGATTTCATTCGGTTGACCCGTTGCGATACAAAGAAAACGAATCGTGCCGATTTCGATAACACCGTCTTGTTGATTGTATTTGTATTCCGATTTTGTCTTTGAAAGAATCCGCTCCAAATCAAGAATGACAGTTTTCCGCAAAAGCGTTATTGTCGTGGAGCATAAAGCCACCGTTATTTCCTTGCCTTGGTATTTCTTGCAAATCGCAATAATCATCAGCACGATTGAAAACGACTTTCCGCAACCGTAACCGCCTGCAAGTGCGAAATAGGAAATATCGGGATAAGCGAACGGAGCGGATATTATTTGTTTCTGATGAATAAACGGTTCTATCATTTTAAACCTCGGATTTGATAAAACAGTTTATCACATCTTCCGCCCCCCTTAAAACCTCCCTAGCCTTTTTCGGGGCTAGGGCTTTTCCGTTTATCTGTCGAGTTTGCTTAACAGAACGTCAAGAACTGCGGTCTTCTTCTTGCGTCTTTAGACAAGCACCAACGAGAATGAACAATTTTTGCTTTGTTAATGAATGGGTCGTAAACCTCGAACCGAATTTCACAGATATAATCATCTATGAACATGAATGAATCGGGCGTAACTTCGACACCTACACCGAGAAGGTTTTCTGCAATTTTGTTGATGAAGAAGTTAATCGCCTTGTTAACCCTTTTGTTCTCTATGTAAATTTTTGTTGTTTTCATTTTGTTTACCTCGTTTGTTTTATTTGGCTCGGCTTGCTTGCCGTTCCTTATGTTTAAAATATTAAAACAAACGATGTAAAATGTCAATAGTTTTTTTTGTAAAAATATTTTATTTTTATTTGTTTATCTCCACTGTCGGGGATTCCTGCAATTTATCTGCCGTGAGAAAACCCCCCGAAAGATTGATGTTCAATGGGTCTTTGTTGTCATTGTGGACGACAACCTCATTCCCGAATTTATCACGCAAGACACGCTCCAACCACCATTTAGCCGTCTTAACGTCTCCTTTTTTGATAGCCTTGCGAATTATCTGAATACAATCTTTTGAAATTTCGGTTGTCTTGAAGTTCAAATATTCCTCAAGGTTGTATTTCTGAATGTAACTCTTTGCCGTGTCATGGGTGCATTTTCCGCTTTTGGAGAACACAACCGCCAAATAGGTGGCAACGCTATTGTATGTATAATCCGAATTATCGATTGCTTCGATTATCTGTTCTCGTGTAAAACCTTTGTTCTTTGGCATTTTCCAACCTCCGATTTACATTATATCGTTTTTTGTGTTATTAATTGCAACTGTTCTGCGGAAAAATTCCACGCCCTTTTGAAAAACAACTGTTTTAAGATTGATTTGAGTTCCGTCAGGGAGGTTGAAAGGCGTTTCGATTATCCGAAAATATCCGCAGTCAACATACTTTTGATATGGTTGATTATGTTCGTTGAGAATCTTCGCACATTGTCCGATATCAATACAGTCGGAGGATTCTGTCACTCGGTCGTAGAAATCGACTTTCGGAGCGTCCTCGGCTATCTTTGCCTTGTGTCGTTCGTTCTCGGCTTTTATGCGTTCGAGTTCCAATTGATAACCCTTTTGCATTAATTCCATTGCTTGTTTTATCATGAGAGCGGGTGTCAATTCCGTAGAAACAGACCCTTTACTTTGAAAGTAAAGGTCGGAAGCGTTTGTTTTTGAATTGTTTTTAAGGCAATCCAAAAGCACCGTAATTTCTGCTTGTGTCCAATAAGTTGTTTTGCCGTTTTCAATCGCCTTATTAGGCAAGCATTTTTTAGCGTTTTCAAGAATGACTTTAGGGCTAGTATTTAACGTTTCCGCCACTTCCCTTGTCGTCATTGTTTTCTCTGTTGTCAATTCGTTCATGTTAACCCCCTAAAAAAGAACATCCGTTCTTTCTCTGTTAAATTTTTCCACTTGGTGATTCGGCACGAATATCCTTTCTTTGACAACCGCACCGCCACCCAAGCCACGATTTATTTCAATCTCAAAAACTTTCGTGAACTTGTCTTTCGGCATATCATAAGACGAAATCAAAACAAGCTCCGTCTGTCTGCTGCACCAAGCAAAAAACTCGGCATGATTGAAATTCCCTACAGAATACTGCGCCGTATTTTCGTAGGGAATATCGCAATAAATAACAGAATCTTTTTCAATCGGGACTTCTTTGTAATCCCGATTGTACAGCGTCAATCTGTTCATCATCGGTTTTAGTTCCGTCAATGCGTTTATCCGTGTCTGTCTGTTTGTCTCCAAACGGTCGAATCTATGATTGAGCTTCGCCAAAACTTTCAACGATTGATATTTATCAAAATCAGTTCCCAAAACAACAGTTAACTCTTCAAACGTTTTCGACAGATTCAGATAATTTTTTATTTTTTCATACGCTTCTGCAGTTGGAATTTCCCATTGAGATTTTCCGAAGTAGTGCCCTGCCATTCCGTTAGTTCCTAGCAGTCTGTCAATATCCACGTTCCTTTTGTTTGCCTTTTTAATCCCCTCGCAAAGGTACAGTCTAATAGATTCGCCTTTGTCTTTCATGTTGGCTTCGATTTTCTCGATATTGAGTTTTATTTCGTTTCTCGGAATGACTTTCCCGAATGTTTTTTCTGTGTACCATTTAGTGTACATATTTAAAACGTCATCTTTATCATCAAGTGAATCGCACCCGAACGTACGCAATAAAGAAGAGTCCCCAAAAACTTTGTAATAATATACGGCTTTTTTCAAATCTTCGATTTCTTTTGCGTATAGATAATTCTCGCCTTTACACGAAAAGCTCCACGCATATTTGATAAACGGGTCGTTTTCTTTCTCTGTAAAAAACGTTTCACATGAAACATACTCGTTCCGATTTTTATAAATCTCCATTAACGGCATTTATGAACAAATCTTGAATCTGTTTATTCAAATCGTTCGAGATTACTTCCACGTCCGTATGCAACAAGGCATAATGAGTAACCGCCAAACCGCCATGAAACAAATCGTAAAAACGCTTCTTTTGTGGGATAATGTCAAAAAAATCTTCAACGAATCTGCCTTTGCTCCCCATGTAAGGCAAGCCGTAAATTTTATTCATGTTCGCTCCATTCCGTTCCGTATCTGTCAATTATGATTTTGAAATCTTCCAAATCATGTTTTTTAATGCTATAGACTTCGCCATTGTCGCCATAATCAATCCCGATATGCAACAACTCATGAAACAACAGAATTTCTATCTGTTTCTCACTCATTCCGTAAACGTTCGGTTCGTAGACTGTAATGGCGAAGTCATAGTTTATAGCCCATTGGTTCTTTGATTGAATCTTTTCGCACTCGCCTAAAACGAGCTTTTCTTTATCCGCCTTTTTCGGCAAATCGGATTCAAGGAAAACGACACGCACCGAACTGTCTTTGATGTATAACAATTCAGCTTCCGTGTCTATCAAGTGCAACGCTATTTTTCTGTACTCTTCGTTAATCTTCCGTGTTTCCATATTCTTTTATATTTACAAGATGAATCGCATACACAGGCTTATCGATATGCAAGTTCGTTCATTGTTTTTCCCCTCCCTATTTCAAAAACAAAAGTTCGTCCGCATAAGGCAGAGAGCGCACCCACTCCATGAACTTTTCGCTCCATTCCGTAAGTTTATGACCTTTCCGTTGTCGCACCATGTTCAGCACGTTCTCGTAGCTCATTGTGATAGTTCTTTTTTGCAGCCAACTTTCAGGGAGCAGTCGAATCAGCTCTTTCCAACATTTTTTTGCCATCACTTGTGCTTTTTTTGCCTCCTCAAACTCTTTTATTTCTTCAAAATATTTTTTATTTTCCACCACCTCGTTATACCTCTGTCTCAGATACTCGCAAGCAGTTATTACATAATCCCACCAATCCATTGTTGTATTGACATACTGGGATATACAGTCAATTTTAACTTCTTCAAAATCATCCATTTCAAAGCAGTCTCTTGTTATAGGATTATCCGCCAACTTGCGCATTGTGGAGCATGAGTCGCTCACCGTTCCGATTTTGTAGGTGTCGAACTCCTTCCACCAGTACAATGGGGCGGTGATATCAACCGACACGAAAATCTGACGCATAAACTTCCGGTGCTCACTGCCCGCCTTTATGAGACCTTGCATAAGGTGCAGGTCATTCTCACCGATAATGGCATATTCGATGAAACCATTATCAAAACTATTGATAATACTCTTGTGACCAACTGGCGCACCTGTCCCCCGAACCTTTACACCAAAAACGCTGTTCGACTTACCCCAGCTGCTCATCGGGTTTCTCATTCCTCGGATTGCGTGCTGAAATCCCCAGACTTCTGTATTCTCGAATTTCATTTTCTCACCACCTCGAATCTGTACAACTGCTTTGCATTTGGATATTTCTTCACATCGACAAGACTTCTATAACCGAAAGTATCCACTGGAACATTCTTATTTGTATATTCTTCTGCCATTTTTTCGTCTGTCATTTTACTACTCCCCTTATATCCCTATCCCGAAAAGGTTAGGGATATTGTTTTTCAGTCTTTAAGGTTTTCGGCTTGCCATTCCTTAACGAGTTCTTTATGTTTCTTTTTGTTTTTCTCCACAAAATCCATGATAATTTCATCACATTTAGAACTCTCAAACAGAAACGACATTGCGGAGTCGATTATCTCGGACTTTGAAATATTCAGCTTTGCACTTTTTTGTGTTATCGCTTCAAAAAGTGGAGGATATACACAATAACACATCGTCAATTTTTGATAGCCACTCGGCTTCCGTCCTCTTTTCTCTCCCTCTTTTCTCACGGAAGGTCTGCGTCCGTTCTTTGATTCTTTTTTCATTTGTCTGTCTCCTATTTCTTTATCTTCCTTTCCTAGTGCATGATAATAACATGACTTACACAAGTTCAGTCTTATCTGCCCCTTGCAAAGTCTCAATTCAAATACATCTTTGTATTCAAGTTCTTTTTTACAGTTTTCACAGTTCATTATTCAATCCTCATCGAATCTTGGAAGTTCACACCATAATATGGGGCTTATTCCCAACCAATGGTTATATTTTCCATCATCTTTAAGAGAGCCGTAAGAAAACACTGCCATGCCATACGTTCCTTCTTTGTTTTTAGCCCACACTTCAATTGAATATATATCATCTTTCATAGGGGGGATATCCGTAGGGTCTTTTCGCAAGTCATGCCATTCTGGGGCAAGGGGGAAGTCTGAAATAGTTGTAATATTACACTTGGATTTCATACCTTTTTTAAAGCCAAGTTTCGTACCTGCTATGAAAAATGATGTAACAAGTTTCAATATATACTTATCCTTAAGAAGTAAGTTATTGTCTATTATTTTCGGGTCTAAATTTGCAAGATAATATTCTACATCATCTTTGATTTTTTGTTTAAATTCTTCAAAAGTCATTCGTTTAATCTCCTTAAACCGCCCTAGCTTTTTTTTCAGCTAGGGCTTTTCTGTTTATTTGCAGTATCTTTCGAGTTTGGCTAACAAAATCTCGGCAAATCTTTTATCTTGTGCATGATTTGCGAAACAAGTAACGGCAACCGACATTTTGAAATACATTCTCCCTGTCAATCTTTCTTTCAAATAACCATCCATACGCATAGCATAAACATGAAGTTTATGCCCGATTTCTATACAGTTCGTTTCTTTGCACAAGTTCCAAAGTCTTACGATTTCCCTTCTTCTATTTTCTTTTCTCATTTTAATCACCTCGTTTATTTTGTTTGGCTTGCTTCGCTTGCCTTATGATTAAAATATAAACCATGCTAAAAATATTATCAATAACTTTTTGAAAAATATTTTATTTTTTTATTTATATTTCAAAAGTTTCGATTCATAGATTTTTTTAGCAAGTTTCAGACATTCGTGCGGATTCTGCGAAATGTCCAAACTTGCATTGCAAGCAAGCGAACAGACATAACCCATGTTCAATGGCGAATCTATTACGATATCCCCGTATAATTTCCTGTTTAATTGCGTGTTTCCGATTCTGTGTGCCCCTTGCGGTTGTCCGTCTATTAGCGGTCGTCCGCATACTTCACAGATACCGCCCGAAACCGCCATGCAGTATAATCTCTGTTTTTTTTCCTCTCCTGTCATTTCGCCACCTCTATCATCTTGCGAATGAAGTCCAAGCCCTTTTGAAAAACGACTGTTTTAAGGTTGATTTTCTGCGTTCCGTCTAGGAGGTTGAAAGATGTTTCAATTATCCGAAAATATCCGCAGTCCACATATTTTTGATATGGTTGATTATGTTCGTTCAAAATCTTTTTGTTTCTCAAGATTTCAAACAATTTGTTTCTACCGATATTCTTGACATTGAGAATCTTCGCACATTGTCCAATATCGATACAATCGGGGGATTCTGTCACTCGGTCGTAGAAATCCACTTTCGGAGCGTCCTCGGCTATCTTCATTTGTTGCGTTTCGATTGTCGCTTTATATTCGGCTTCTTTTCTGTCATACAGTCTTTTCAAATCCGCCAATGCAACCATTGCATTATTGAGGATTTCGAGGTCTGTTGTTGTGTTTTTAACTGTCGAGGTAACTTCGACAGTTTGATGTGCTAGAACCGCCGAATTATTTTTTAATTCTTTTGAAATTTCCGACACTTCAAATTCATTTAAATAGGTTGTTTTGCCATGTTTTAATTTATTTGGCATTATGCGTTTTATACAATTATTTACAGTATCATACGATACACCCAACGCTTCCGCAACTTCTTTAATTGTCATTGTTTTTTCTGTTGTCAATTCGTTCATGTTAACTTCCTATCAACATTCTTTTAACACTATCCCCAACTCACCCGCAAGAATATGAACCGCCTCTATGAGTTTTGAACATTCCTCGATTGAAGAATCACGCTCCCTCAACGGAACGATTCTCCGCCCTATCTGCTTGTAAGGATAGCCGAGATATTGCACGGCAGTTTCCTTCACTGCGTTTTTTACGCTGTCATAGTCGTTTCCCGTTTCTTGGCAGATTTGCATGATATGGGCGTTCAGATGATGATTTTGCGAATCCTCACCCACCGTTCGTGGTTTCTTTGGCTTCTGAATCGTTATCAACGCATAACCGCCAATTTTTTCAATGTGTTCGATTTCTTTCAGAATCTTTTCTTTCGCACCCTCGTTTGTCGGAAGCGTCAATCTAATTTCATTGTTTGACATTTCGCATTTCATCACATATTCAATCATTTATCCCCCAAACCTTCCTAATCTTTTTCGAGGTTAGGGAGGTTTTATGCAGTGTCGTGTTATTACATCGGATATACAGTGCCTTCAACAAGCCCTGTGCCGTGGTCAAGTTCGAATCGTCTTGTTTCGTACTTTCCACAAGGCAAGATTTTTTTCATTTCCTTGCTTGTGATAGCCATCGCCACCTCTTTGCCGTCTCTCGTTCCGTGTTCTTTGAGCCATTCCTCGCGCTCTGCCTTTGAATCAAACGCATAAACGTGCCAATAAGTAGAGTCGATAACGAACTCCGTTCCGAATCTGTTGAATCCAACGTAGAATTTTCTTGTGCTTTTCATAGTGTTTACCTCTTGTTTATTTTGTTTGGCTTGCTTCGCTTGCCTTATGTTTATAAGATACATCATGCCGAAAATATTGTCAATAACTTTTATAAAAAAATAAAAAATATTTTTCAACCGTTTTCCTGTTCAGCAAGATTCAAATTCTTCACGACTTGTTGACAGCCAAGTGCATAGCCGTAGTTAGCCCCGTCCAAAAATACCGACCGCACGTTAACTTCTTTCAAAAACCAATTTATTTTATTCAGAATATAGCCCTCCGCCCTTTTTTCCATGCGCTCTTTTATTGTGATTTCATTGTCTTTATCATCTATATCTTCCATGATTTTATCCTCATAAAAGGCGGAGTTTCATCTGAAAAAACCGCCTTTATATAGTCTGAAAACTTTACTTCAACCGATTCATCAATTCTTTTTTAACGTCTTCCAAAACCACTGTGAGTCCTTTTGTTTTGCACTCTTCACGATAACGGGCTTTGTCGGCTTCCGTAAAAATCAGCATTCCGTTGCCGTCTTTCGATTCAAGAAGCGTTTTGATTTCTTGTCCGAGATTCTGCGTTTGGACTTGACCGCCCATTGCGTTCTGCACCGTCTGAACGTTCTGCGGAATGTTTGCGGACTGTGTCGGCATTACCGTGTTTGCGTCAACGTCCTCGTCCGAAGTGATTCCGAACATTGCACAAAGTGCATAACGTCTCATGTAAGTTATCGCCATTCCGAGCGTTTGAGCGTTGTTTGTCTTTGCCGATTCGATTTTAGGCAGTATCGTTGTTTCCTCGATGTATTCGCCCTTTCTGTTGAAAACTCTCGTTGTCAACGTATTCTGCCCTTGTTCGTTCATTCCGACAAACTGCATATAGGACACTTCGTGCCGTGCAAGAATCGGTTTTAGAACGCTTGTTATCGTATCCAAATCCGTATAGCGATAGTTGAACGCTTTAGCATTTTTCGGCATTGTTGGGATTTCCTTCTGAACGTCCATGATAGCGGAAAGAAGCTCCGTAATGTTTTCACTCTGTTTCATTTGTGTATCTCCTTGATTTGATGATTCAATCATACACGGATTAAATATTTTAGTCAATATTTTTTTTAATTCGTGTATGTTTTTTTTACCACGGCACGGAATTGTTGTCGAATCCGACCATGTCCGATGTATACTGTGGATTCTGCGTATATCCAACATTGGGTGCGCTTGTCTGTACGTTCTGCGGACTCTGTTGTGGATTTTGTTCTTCCCATGTAAGCAACTGAACGTCCGACACGATAACCACAATCTTTGAACCTTTCGAGCCGTCTTTGTTTGTCCATGTCTGCTGTTCAAGGCTTCCGACGACGGCAACCTTTCCGCCCTTTCGGAAGTACTGCTTCATGTTTTCTGCCGTCTTTCCGAAAATCGTACAGTCAATAAAACTTGCGGAGCTTGCATAACTTCCGCCCGCTTGCTTTATCGATTTGGTCACGGCAATTGAAAAATTCATCACCGCAGTATTGTTTCCGACATATCGGAATTGATTCTCCGTGCCGTCTTTCACTAACCTTCCGACTAATACAACGTTGTTAACATCTGTCATTTTATCTCCCTACCCCACAGAATAGATTTTTCTTATTCTGTAGGGATTTTTTTTTCGTTTGGAACGGTTAAAACATACACCATATTAGAAATATAGTCAATAGTTTTTAACTGTTCTTTTTCAAGAAACCGCCCCACTTTTTCGGGGGCGATTCCGTTTGTTTAGCCGATTCTTTTCTTTGAGGAAGTCTCCACAACGTGCGAGCCGTGAATGTCTCTCAATTGGTTGAGAGTGTAGCGTCCTCGGCTTCTGCTTTTCTGCGTTCCGCTGAACACCCACGCTTTTTTGCTTCCACTGAACCAAAAGCCGAATTCTTTCAACTCGTTTCTGTAAACGAAAGAATCGCAGCACTAAATCCACTCCCCGATGATTTCGATTTTCATGCCGTCAAACAGAACGATTTTCTGAATGATTTCGGCAAACTTGTCTTTTGTCCAATCGAATGGGGCTTCTTCGTTGTCTGCGTTTGAAAAATACTTTGTCATAGTGTTTACCTCGTTTGTTGTTTGATGATTTAACTATATAACAAAATAAAAAAAAGCGTCAATTGTTTTTTGAAAAAAAATTGGTATAATTTATGACATCACCATTATTTGATTTTTCTCCATATTATTTTGATTTTGCACGGCTTTTTTTGCCGTGTTTTTTTTGTCTTAATTTTTGTATAGTTTATACTATTTAGTAGTAAAGCGTTGATTTGTGGACAACGGGCATTGTCCTGCAAACAACACCCCCATTTTCATGTCAGATACATCTGACAAAAAAGTCAGATATATCTGACTTTAAAGTCAAATATTCTGACAAAAAAGTCAGATATATCTGACTTTAAAGTCCGCCTAAATATAAATAAAATAAAAATAAATAAAAAAAGAATGAGAAAGAAATAATAGGCTTCTCTCTTTTTTCTCTCTCTCTTTTGAAAATAAAAAAAATGAAATGTAATTTTGATTTCAACAATCAAAAAAACTAACCACAACAAACAGAACAGAAACGACATGAAAAAAAAGTTACTAGGGATGAACATCTTGACCGACAAAAAGAAAAAAAAGCAAAGAGTTTCGTCCGTGTTAATAAATGTATAACAGCCGGCTCTGTAGATTCGTTTAGAGCGTCTCTGAACGTGTCGGTCGATACTTTTCTCAAAAAAAACGTTTTCAATCGATTCTAGCCCCCTCTACTCTTCGCTATGGGGGTGTTTTGTTCTGTGTTGAAGTGTCGATTTTTGGAGATTGTCAGATGTCGTAAAAAAACGTTTACTTTCTATTGCACAAAGTCAAATATTTATGATATTATTAAAAATAAGTATTATAATTCATAAGAACTTTCTAAATGTTTTTCGACCGATTTTTTTAATCGGTCTTTTTTTTTCTTGCATTTTTTTTGAAATTGAGTAATAATCTAATCTAATATTGATTAATATTTAAGGGAGTTGTTTATGAATAGGCAATATAATACTTTCATCGCAAAAGAAACAAAAAGCATAAATTGTGCGGTTATCTTTGAGAATATCCGCTATGGTGTCCAACTGAACAGAAAAAGAAAAAAGTGTTTCTATAGGGGCTTGTATTGGGTCTTCGGTTCATATGAACATTACGCTGATTACTTCGACGAATTGACCCCCCGACAAATCCGCACGGCAATAAAAAAACTTGAAGACTTGGGCTTTATTTGGAGCGACACAATCTGCGAAAAAAACAGAATCGAGAAGCACCACAAGAAAGTGAAGTGGTACACAGTCAATCCAAAATCAGAACTCTACAAAAAATGTCTCGAAGATGAGAAGAATGAACAGCTCGGAATTGCATCTTATTCGGAAGGGGATGAGGATTTGGAGAAAGACGAATCCGACAACGAAACGGAAAAAGCCCCCGAAGCCGAAGAGACAGTCTCCGACACGAAAACGGAAGCACCGACAATAGTTCCGCAGGTTGTCGGAATGAATCATTCTTACGCAGTCGAGCCAAATGTTCCACATGAAACAATGGAAGCCCCGAACACAAACAAAAACTACGTTAAAGAACTCTTCAAGGCATGGAACGCTATAGGCGGTATGAACAGTGGCGAGATTCGTTTTTTGACGACTTTCGGGGCGACAAGGGGGTATCTGAACGGCTTGCACTCTGACGATGTTTTCAAAGCAATCGAAAATTACGGAAAAGTAAAATCGGCTAATGGGTGGTACAAGCATAATCTATCATGGGAATCTTTTGTCAAAAAAATCGAACAGTTTCTGCCGAATAATTTTAAAATAGAAAACTATGTCGATGGCGAGGACTTGAAAAAAATCGAAGAGCAGAGAGAAGCCGAGCAGAAAGCAGAAGAGCAGAGAGAAGCCGAGCAGAAAGCAGAAGAGCAGAGAGCGGCGTGGGAAGCGAAAAGCACGGAAGAAAAAGCCTTCTACCAACTCGTGGCCGAATGGGATATTTCGCATTTTTTCGATAAAGAAAGGGTCGTTGAACTTTTGGAGACGTGGAAGTCCGTGGAGACGGAAAGAAGCAAAAACGGCTATAAAACGATGATAAAAAATCAGAAATACGGCTTTGAGGAAAAACTGCCGAGCGACTTGTGGGACGGAAGTTTCGAGGAATGGAAGGCGGATTTTTTGGGAGCGAGGAAGACAGAAGCAGAAGTAAAGTCGTTTTTGGAACAGTCGCCCATGTCCATGATAGCCGACACTTTGAAGAGGTTGAGAGGAGACACGGAGGAAGAAGCCCCGAAAGCAGAGCCAAAGGAAGAGCCAAAAGAAGCCCCGAAAGAAGTTGAGGACGAATCAATGCCCGTGCAAAAAAAAGATGAGCGTTATGAAGATTATATAAGACGGCTTGGCGCATGGCAAATGGCTAAGGCGGGGTTGTAAAAAAAAATAAAATATTTTTTTTACAACCTATTGACAAAAAAAGTTAATAGGTTTATATTTTAATCATAAGGCAAGCGAATAGCAAAGCCAAACAAAATAAATGAACGAGGTAAACATTATGAAAAATCTTCCACTTAACAAGAACTCAAATTGGTACACGGCAAGATTCACGGACATCAAGATTTTTTACAACCTTGGAAAAGTCGAACTGTACAACTATTTCACAGGCGAGGACATCTTTATCAAAGATTCAAAGTTTTTGAAAAAGCTGGACTGGTACGTTCCTTATGTTAAAGGCGACAAAATCACAACGAGAACAGAAAAAACAATGGCGGGAAATGTGTTCACATGGAGCAACATGAGAGATAGAAGCCCAAAATACGACAATATCGAAAACAGATAAACGGAAAAGCCCTTGCCCCGAAAAAAGGCTAGGGCGGGTTTGGGGGATAACATGGAAATCAAGACAATAGGTGAGATAGTCGGAGCGAACACAGAAAGTAAGCAATACACGGAAGCCGATGTGTATGCGGTGAAGTCGTTGAGACCGAATCAAGAAGTCCGAGGAAAGATGAACGAGAACGGGGTGGTATACAGAAAAGTCGTGTATGGGACTATGCTAAAAGATAGCCCATACACGAGATGTCCTATATGTCTGAAAATGTCGCACGAACAAACAGTATCGATATTGAGGTATGAGCGACACAAATACGCTTCGCAGATTGACGGAAACGAATTTAAAATCGGCTATGAGGATTGGTATTTTTGTCCTAAATGCGAGAATTATTTTAACGACGAGACGCTAATGCTGACATTCTGCGGAAAGAAAGAACCATTGAAAAAAGTTTTTTCAGAAAACGAAATCAAAAAAATATTTTCAGAAAATTAAAGAAAAGTTATTGACAATATTTTTATTGTGGTGTATCTTATAACCATAAGGGAACGGCAAGAAGCCGAGCCAAACAAAACAAACGAGGTAAACAAAATGACAAAGGCAATCACATTCGAGAACGGAAAAAGGAAGGCGGTTATCAAAGAAACAAGGTTCGGTTATTCAATCTTCTTCTACTATGACGGATTTTCTGACAAAGAGTGGAAAAGGGGAGCGCACGGTATGGCTTGCGACAATTGCGACACTCTTGCGAAGGCGAAGGCGAAGGCTAAAAGATACGTTTCAAAATAAGCAGAAAAGCCCTAGCCCCGAAAAAAGGCTAGGGCGGTTTTAGGGAGATAGAAAAAGATGTATGAATCAACAATCAACAGTATCATGGCGGATATTATAAAATTAAAATATGAGAAACTTTCAGAGCAAGAAGAGAAGGAGCTTATTGTTAAGGCGAAGAACGGAGACAAAAAAGCGAAAGAAAGAATATTCGGCTCCGTTTTCCGATATGTTGTCTATATGGCAAAAAATACCATAAAGTCGAAGCACTACGAGCGAGAACAGTTCGAGGACTTGATAATGGAAGGTGCGGAGGCGGTTTGCGAAGCCCTCGATTCTTTTGATTTTGACAAGTTGCAGAAAAAAGGCGGAGTCCGTTTTATCACTTTTGCCAATTTGAAGATATGGCAAAGAATGGTGAAGTACGAAGCGAAAAAAGGGCGGTTGTCGGTGTCCGATGAAACTGTGATGAAAAAAAGACGGTTGCTCGGCATGATTCGGTCGGGAAGTGATGAAGAATATGAAGAGATAGCGAAGAGGGGCGGAATCAGAAAGACAACGTTAAAACGAATCAATCATGGGCTGCAACCTTATCAAAGTTTGGACGTTATGGAAAACGACTATCTGATAAAAGCGAGCAGCGAAGAAGACGAGATTATAGCCAAAATCGATTCAGAAAATACGTGGGCTTTAATGCGGTCGATGTGTTCGGATTTTGAAATGGCGGTCATGGTGGAACATTTTGGGCTTTATGGGGGGATTCCGATAGATTACAAGACACTCGCCAAAAAGTATTCATGCACTGTTACAGGCTTGGTTAATGTTCAGCGGAGGGTCGTCAAACGCATGAAGTGTCGTTTGTTTGGCAAGTCGCAAGCAGAAATTAGGCGGATAGTGAAATAATTTTTTTTAGAAAAAGTTATTGACAATATTTTTATTGTGGTATATATTTTAATCATAAGGACGGCAAGCAAGCCGAGCCAAACTAAATAAACGATTCAATCAAGGAGACAAACAAAATGGAAAACAAAAGAAAAGAAGCCGTAGAGATTCTCGAAAAGGCAATATCAGAACTGGAAAAAATACACAACAACGCAGCAACCAAGGGAATCAGAACATATGACGACACAAGGAGAAAAATTCTGTCAAAAGACATCGAAGAAGAAAGGCGAAACAAAATCGCAGAAAGCGTAATCAACGCAAAAGACAAAATCGAAGAAGCAGTCGAAAAAACAAAAGCAATCGGATCCCAAATTCTCAAACACACAATCTAAGATGTTTGAGAATTGCTGAAAGATAAGCAGAGACAATCAACCGAGTTGTTAAGTATTTCTTAACAACTCGGAAATGGAGATAAGGAAATGAATTATCCTACAAAAATTATTCAGTCGTACAAGTTGGGGCTTATATCGAGGGCGAACTTCGTTGAGATGTTCAAGGTTTGGCAAGATGTGGAAATGGCGAGAAAAGCCATTAGAGAAATCGGGAATAAATATTTCTCCGAAAAAAACATTGACAAAAAATAAAAAAGCCTTATCCTAGAATCATCAAAGAGAAAAACAAACGAGGTAAACAAAATGAAAGTAACGAATAAGATGAATCTGCCGTTAGCGTTCGTCAATGCGGTAAGCGTGGAAAGACACAACAAGCCGAACACATACAGTGCGACAACCTTGAACAAAGGTATCAAAGAAACGATACTGACCGATAGACATTGGGAAGATTTGGAGACGGAAGCGAGCGACAATGTGTGGGCGGTATTCGGGACTGCCGTTCATGCGATTCTCGAACAGTCGAAAGATGATAATTTCCATGAAGAGCGTTTCGAGGTTGCCGTGTCGGGTTCCAAAGTGTCGGGAATCGTGGATTCTTACGACATGGAAAATCAAACGATTTACGATTGGAAGACGGCAAGCGTTTTTAAAGTCATGAAAAGGGGTTTTGAGGATTGGAAAAGGCAAGGACTTACTTATGCGTGGCTTTTGAAAAAAAGTGGACTTGAAATAAAAAAATGCCGTTTTGTTGCGTTGCTGAAAGACCACTCGAAAAGCAAGGCGAGGACGACTGTGGGTTATCCAAAAAGCCCGATTTTCGTGTATGAATTTTTCGTGACTTCCGAGGATTTAAAAGAAACAGAAAAAAGAATCATCGAAAAAGTTACGGAACTTGAAAAGGCGAAAAACCTCCCCGATGATGTAATCCCTAACTGCACGAAAGAAGAGAGATGGACACAAGATGAAAAATGGGCGGTTATGAAAGACGGAAGAAAAACGGCAGTGAAATTGTTTGACGAAGAAGGCTCCGCCTTGAATTATGTGGAGACCCTCGGAAAAGGGCATTATGTTCAGTTTCGAGAGGGGGTTGATAGAAAGTGCTTGGACTATTGTCCATGCCGTGAGTTCTGTTCTCATTATAAGATATTGACGGCAGAATAGTTGACACTTTTTTTCAAACAAAATGCAAAAAGTTTTTCAAGATGATTGACGCTTTTTGCATTTTGTTATATAGTAAATCATCAAACAACAAACGAGGTATCAAATATGGTTACACTGAAAAAAATCGAAAGGGCTTTAAAAAAAGCAGGGGTCAAAACCAACAAGTATGTCAACCGTTACGAATGGTTGAAGTTGAGAGAGTCGAAAGAGAACTTTCGGGAGGATTTTCTCTTCAACCTTGTGAAGGAGCTTGTCTTTGAATACGTCCAAAATTGGGATTTTGCGAACGACTACGCAGAAGAGTGTTTTGAATATGGTTTTTCTGACACATGGTTCAAGGATTTTGAGTGGAAAGTGAAAGACGCATATCGAATGTGGATTGACGAGGAACTCCGATAAAACACGGAAGCGACAGACGGAAAAACTACCACCGCAAGGTGGTAGGAAACAAGCGAGGTAGACAAAATGAAAATTGATTACATGAATGCTGAACAGTTGTTTCTTAGGGTAAAACAAGAAAAAATGCTTTTCGGGTATTTGGCGGTTCGTTATCCGACAATTGAGGAATATTTCTACAACGAGGATAGTAAAACCTTGCGGATAAAACTTGAGAATTGCAATTCTTTTTTTGAAGAAATCTGCATTGAAAATATGTTCGGATTCTCCCCGATAAGCAGTTTGCGAGGGGAAAAAGACTGGATTTCGAGACTTAGTGAAGAGCAGAAAGAAGAATTTATCAACTCTCCACTCTATCAGATAGCGTAAAAATACCGTTAAGATATTTATAAAAATGTTTTAACTGTCCATAATAAATCAACTTTTGGCGGTTTTCCGAGAGGGCTTCGCAAAATCCAATGACAAACACGCAAGAAGCAAAAACCGCCTTTTTATATGGAGATGATAAAAAAATGACAAACGAAGAATGTTGTAAGATAAGTGGCCTGAATTACAGTCGAGCGAAAGGGCTACAGATGAAAACGCAGTTTTCATGGGGTGATTGTTTGGATTTGGTGAGAACTGATGGCGATTTTGTTGCGTGGAATGTAAAAAGACAGATTTCGATAAATTTTAGAAGTTTCGACAGTATCTGTGAATTGCTAAATCTGAAAAAAGAAGATGTACATAATGCCTATGTCATGGGGATTATCGCTGACGGTTGGAACTTCGACAAAACCGAGAACTTTACAAACGGAATCCACGAAGAGAATGAGAGGTTGAAAAGGGAAATAGCAAGCCTAAAAGATTTCATCGAGAACAATCTGAATAAGGCGATGAACGACATAAAAGAATTGAGAGAGAAGAGAGAGCGTGCCGAAAATCAAAAAAAAACGGGGGTAAAAAATGATTTTGGAGATTCGCAAAAAGATTGACGATGAAATGAAAACAGTCCGTATTATCGGGGGGGATTTTTCTTTTGTTTTCGGCGAGGAGAAAAAAAGGCTTTTTATTCATAGCATGAATCCGAATAATACAATTAATTTGCCATGCAAAAATCTTAAATATTCGGTTCATGGAAATATCGTTTTTGCTGAAACAGAATAAAAAAAAAAGATTGATAAAATATCAAACTTGTCATACAATAAAAGCATAAAAAAAGCCCCATGCACGTTGATTTCGTGGTGGGGTGGTTATAGGAGATATATATGGATTACAGACCGTTCAAAGACACAAGCGAACTGAATTATTGGTTCATCAAGCATTACTGCAAGGGTGCGAAAATGCCGAAAGTGGCGAAGCCCCTCATTTGGTTGAAAGATAAGGATAACGGGGACAAATACCTTATTATCGGATTTTCAGGGCTGAAAGAGTCGGTATATGTTGCGTCAAATTGGATTAAGATTGAAAAACTTTTTGACGATTTCACGTTCTGCGATGACAAGCCATGCGGAATGCCGATAAAACCACCGACAAGCACGGAAGCCCCGAAAAAGCCGTTTGACGGAAGGAAGAAAAGAATCTTCGTTGCTAAGCATAAACTGTTTTAGAAATCAAGTTGGGGTCGGTTTTCGCGAGTTGTGCTGAAAGCCGTAAAGCATGAAAGCGTGGCAGAGTGCAAGTAGATTGCTTCCCTCACTTGTTCCTTTTCGTTTTTCGTGGTAATATGTACTTCATGTCATAAAAGTATATATCTCCTTATTGAATGATTTGTTATCTCCGATTTCATTTTTTGTATTCGGGGATTTTTTTTGGAGGTTGAAAAAATGATTGATTTGAACGAACTGAAAAAAGAGACGTTGAGGATAGCGAAAAAGAGAGAAGAAAACGGAGCGTTTGCCGAAACGAGCAGTTTTGGAATGCTGAAACATTGTGCCACCGAGGTTGTCGAAGCGACCCAAGCCCTTGCGGAGTATGTGTCTATCAAAAAATTGGGGGTAAATATGATAAACATACTTTCTAGCGAATTGGCGGACGTGATTGTTTGTGTATTGAACGTTGCCGAGTTGGAAAATATCGACATGGAAAAAGCATTGTTGGATTGTGTCGAAAAGAACAGAAAACGGAGCGAAAAAATCGGGGATAAACTCTAAATGGATTTCGAGGAGCAATTATATGAACGCTTCGAGCGGTTCTGTATCATGGTGGATAGCAACATATCAGAACACGAAGCGTTCATGGAAAGCACGAAAGGGGCGGATTTTCACACCGTGCTTGCATTGAGAGACAGAATACAAAAAACAAAAAAAATAATGCACCAAAATTAAAAATGATGATATAATCAAAATATCAAGACAATTACCTTACGTTTGTTTGCCACTAATTTTTTAGTGGCTTTTTTTTGTTTATTTTTTCAAAAAATTTGTTGACAATATTTTTATAGGTGTATATTATAGAATCATAAGGGCGAGCGAATTAAAGCCGGCCTAAAAACAAAACAAGCAAGGTAAACAAAATGACACAGAACGAGAAAAACAAAGAGTGCGTAAAGGTAACCAATGTAGTAAAAGATTTGCTCGGAATTTCCGAATTCTCGGCAAAAACCGAGTGGTATGGTAAAAAAAAGCAGAACGGCAGTTGTAATAGTGGATATATATTACAAGCCGACAGGAAGCATACTGACACACGCAAAGTATGCGGTTCATGTTCCGATGTATTCAAGAAAAAAAATCAAGGATATTGAAAAAGTCCTTTGAAGTCGAATATTGGGATTCCTAAAAATGGCTTAGAAAAAAAACGACTTCCGATAATTCGGGGGTTGCTTTTTGGAGGTAGAAAAATGCAAATAGTGTATAGAGTCAACGGAAGGATTTTTGAATCGGAAAAAGCGGCTAAAGAGTTTGAAAACTCGACAAGAATTGAGATGGTTTCACAAATAAATGAAATGAAACGTTCGGTTTTGCCAAAGGCTTATAAAAGAGCAGTAATCGCAAAAGAAAATTTTTCATTAATTTTCAAGATGTCAAGAAAAAACATAGTTAAAAACGCTAAAGAAATCAGCGATATTATACAGGAAGTCGCTAAATCAGAGATTGCCTTGGAACTAAGAATCTGTGAGTATAAAAAAATGCGAGAACAACTAAAAAGAATGTAAAAAAAGCCTTTTGAATGGTTTTGTTGTAAATGTCGCCAAAATCTTCTATAATAGCAAAAAAAGGAGCGTTTATGGCGACATTCGCAGAACTTTCAGAAACAGAAACTAACGAACATCACAAGAATATATTTTCGATTTTGGCAAGAAGAGAGTCCGCCACCGTGGTAAAGGATTCTCCGCATGAAATTGTTTTGGATTCCTCGGAAATCGAGGACATAAAAAATGAAATGGCTGAAATCGTCAAGGATTCGAGAACGGACACACAGTCGCTAGACGAGATGAAAAAATCGCTCATGCTGAAAGTTCCGAAAAAACTTGAACTTTTGACGAAGGACGGATATTATAACGACATTAACGGAATCGGGACGGAGATTGACCCCGCCATGTCAACGGAATCATTCACTCCTGTTTCGTTGCAACCGAGCGAAGCCACGGCTTACTATGCGAATGGCGGGATTCCTCAAAGAATTATTGATAAAAAATCGGGGTGTCTGTCTTTGGACGATGTGCATTTTGAATGTTCATCTTTTTCTGCCGAGGACTTGACACGACTTGAAGAGTATGCAGACTCTTGTGGATTCTCGGACGCATATAGAAACGGAAACGCACAATCCCTCATTTATGGGGGTTCGGTTGTCTATCCGATTTTAATTGATGATAATCCGCTTTCTTTCGGGGATTCTATCAGACAGATAAAGGAACGCACAAAGGGCAGAAAGAATTTTATAAAATATTGGACTGTTGCGGATAGATGGAACTGCGTGTTCGTTCCAAATTACAACATCACAGTTAAAGATTATTTGTTTGCAAGTTCGCTTTTCATCCCGTTGGGCGGTGTCCGTGTCAATACGGAAAGAATGGCAATGGTGCGCCCTCGAAAGTTGCCGTTTTGGGGAGCGATTCAACAGATGGGGTGGACGACAAGTGAGTTCGAATCTTGGATAAAAGATTTTGAATCTTATCAGATAATGAAAATGTCATTGCCAATCATGGCTCAACAGTCCTCATTGATGTATCACTCAATGCCAGCCGATGGATTGATAATCGAAAACGGAGTCGAATTCGCCAAAAAGTATTTTGAGGAAAACGAGAAGCAGATGAGGGAATGGAGTATACTCCACCCACGCACCGTCAACTCAATAGGAGAAATAAAGATACTTGAACGCACATATAGCGGTTATCGGGATTTGATGACCGAATCTCGGCTTGCCTTGTGTTCGTCTTCTGGTATCGCCGAATCAATTCTTTTTGAAGAACAGGCAAGTGGACTTGCT